CAGGCACAACGTCACAATACTACCGAGGCGATAAGACATTCCAAACATTAGATAAAAGTGCTGTTGGCTTAGGCAATGTAGACAATACAAGTGATGCCAACAAGCCAGTGAGTACAGCTACTAGCACTGCATTGGGGTTGAAACAAGATACTCTAGTATCAGGCACCAACATTAAGACCGTTAATGGTAGTTCATTGCTAGGTAGTGGGAACATAAGCGTCAATAGTGGTGTTTCTTTGATTGCTAAAAAAACAATGATAACGCAAACTGGTAGCAGTGCAATAGTTTTGATTGCTTCTGAAGATATTTCCTCTTATATTGTTTCAAATTCAATGATACAAGTTACTGCAATGTATAGGAAAACAGTCGGAGCATCCAATTATACACCTCGTCTTTATGTAAATACCAGCGCAACATTAGTGGGTGCAACATTGATTGCAACTTTTGGCACTATTGGTGCACTAAATTTAATTAACGACAATGTCGCGAATTTTGCAATTGACGCAAGCGGTAATTTATATGCACCATCACCAGCGCTTGTGAGTAATACACGCTACCTGAATACATTAGCAGGTTCGGTAATTACAATACCTTCGCCGTGTTTTTTAATTTGGGCGGGACAACTTACAAATTCAGCAGATGCGGCGGTTATGTTAAATTCAAATGTCATTAAATATGCTTAATACATTCACATACAATGAAATTGAATACACTATCAAAGGACCTATTGAGGTTATTAGTGATACACAGCTACACGTACCAACCGATAATGGAATTATTTTAGTAGATGATACAATGGAAATTTATGAGCAGCTCAAAACAATATAAACCAAAACCTACCAATGTTGTAAAACTAAAGGTATGGTTGCAAACAAAAGATAAAAATGGCAAGTAATGGATGGGGTGTACCCTTTGATGCAGAAACAGGTTTTGGCATGGGTGCTGTTAACGATGATGGCACTGGATACGGCAATGTATTAATAAAAAGTTATTCAGGGGAGACTAATATAAGCTCAGTAGATGACGATAATCAGTTAGTAATTCTAACCGAGGGTCCTACTATCTATGTAGATGCTGATAATATGTATGTATATTTTCGGTACAACCCTGATATCACTGTTACCAATGTTACATACACTCTGTATGTAGATGATATATTTCTTTCAGATGGCTCATTAACAATGGATGGAATAAGCTGGATAGCTGAATACCCTGCTGCAGGAAGATATTACCTAACATTAAAAGTGTTCACAGACCCTGATACGTTTTATCTTTTTGTTTCAAACACCCTTGACGTATAATGGAATACTTAAAATTCATCAGTTTCACATATTACCTAGCTTTAATAGGTACTTGCCTAGCTATGTTCATGCAACCCGAAATGTACTTTAAATTCGGGTCAGTGGCTTTATTTTCAAGGGCACTATTCCAAATTGTTAACGCATTAGTATACAAGAATGAAAGCTCAAATTAACATTTTACTAGCCACCATGCAGAGTAATTGGGTGCAATTACTAGCCACTGTATGCACCTTTCTTATGCCTATCTCAGGATTGCTTTTTTTGGTAGGTTTCGTGATCATATTAGATACCATTTCTGGAATTTGGAAGTCAGTAAAGAACAAAGTAAAAATAACCAGCAGAGGCCTAAGTGCAATAATAAGCAAGATGTTGCTTTATCAGGTAACAGTTATTCTATTCTACATGATTGATAGCTTTATTCTTAATGCTATTATGTTAAAATTCTTTTCAGTGCCTTTGCTTCTAACCAAGGTACTCGCACTGATTTTGATTTCAATAGAGCTAATGTCAATTAACGAAAATGTAATCGCAGTCAAAGGACTTAACATTTGGCAGGCAATGAAAAACTTATTCTCAAGAGCTAAGGATATAAAAAAAGAAGTAGATGAAATTAGACGTAAGCAAGATAACGCAGGTGAGATTGGATAGTGACCAATACTTTCAAGAAGAAAATCCAAAATCCCAAATTTATTTACACCATACTGCAGGCTCAGGAGACGCTAAGGGTGTATCTCGTTATTGGAATACCAATGATACGAGAATAGCTACTGCATTCATCATCGGTGCCAGTGGTGAAATAGTGCAATGCTTCTCATCCAAACATTGGGCGTGGCATCTAGGTATTGATTCGGCAGATTTCGCTGTAAAAAAACTACCTTATCGCAACCTTAACAAACTTTCAGTTGGTATTGAGGTGTGCAACTGGGGTCCATTAAAGCAAAAGAATGGTGCATACTACACCTATGTAAATTGTCAAGTAAAGAAAGAGATGGTAACTATACTAGACAAACCATTCAAAGGGCATACATCGTGGTACCGTTATACTGATGAGCAGATTGAAAGCACTCGCCAACTGCTTGTGTATTTATGCGAAACCTACAATATCCCAAAGGAATATAGAGCGGAAATTTTCAACATTGATGTTAAAGCTTTTGAAGGTACTGCAGGAATATACACCCACAATTCAGTACGTAAAGACAAATCCGATATTTACCCATGCCCTCGCATGATTGAAATGCTACAAAACCTATGAAATACCTTCTACCACTTCTGCTAGTATTGATCGCCTGCTCACCTGCTAAGCGCGCTCAGTACCATTACAACAAAGCTCTAAAGAATGGCCTTAAAGTTATTCAGGATAGTGACACCATTCGCATAACTACTTTAGATAGCTTTGCAGTGATACACAATGATACGATTAGATACGAAAAATTCTTTACTACTAAGGATACAGTAATACATTTCAACAACATCTATGTGCCAAAGACTAGATTTCAAACAAGGATTGAATATAAAGAAAGGGTCAAAACTATTAAGATACAAGGGCAAACTAAGTGGAAAACTGCTAAGGCTACGCAGATAGTAAAATATAAAATTAATTGGTGGATAGTGTTAATATCATTTATATTAGGTACATTAGCTCGGTTTTTAATCAAACAAGGGGTGTTCCAAAGGATTGCTCTGCTATTAAAGCTATGAGAAAACGACTTTTTTACGACATTGAGACCTCATTTAATGTAGGTATCTTTTGGCGCTCAGGTTACAACCTAACCATTAACCCCAGTGACATCATCCATGAACGTGCAATCATCTGCATCTGCTACAAATGGGAGGGGGAGGATGAAATCCACAGCCTTACATGGTCCAAATCTCAAAGCGACAAGGACATGATTAAAAAATTCATCAAAGTACTACACCAAGCTGATGAGATTGTGGCTCACAATGGGGATAGATTCGACCTTAAATGGATACGCACAAGAGCTTTAATTCATGGCATTGATGTTATGCCTGCACCAAAGACCATTGACACCCTTAAATGGGCTAAAAGGTACTTTAATTTCAATTCAAACAAGCTAGACTATATTGCCAAGTTTCTTAATGTTGGTGCCAAAATGGAAACAGGAGGCATGGACTTGTGGAAAGACATAGTATTTAGAAAAGACCAGATAGCATTAGATAAGATGGTGGCATATTGTAAGATGGATGTCGAAGTCCTAGAGGCAGTCTTTAAGAAACTAACTTCCTACACCACACCTCAGCACAACTATGCAGTACAGCATAGTGGAGATAAATTCGAGTGCCCAGAGTGCTCAGGTACCAACCAAAAGTACAATAAGAAAGTAGTAACCGCATCGGGTACTGTCCACCATTGGCTAAAATGTCGTGATTGCGGTAAGCACAATAAAGTAAACCATCTTGTATACACCAAATATCAAGAGTTCATCTACCGCAGGAAATTCCTTAACAGGTAATACCCTTATTTTTGCGGTGATTATTTAAGGTTATTCCCTTAAAATTAAGTAAAATTCTCCGAGATTAAGCATTATTCCCTGATTTATCTATCTTTTTTGTGATTTATATCACACTTTCCTTATTTAGAATTAATTTCCCAATGTTAAATTATTGTTAAGAATGTTCATAATGTTTTGCAGTTATGCAAATGTCTATATCTTTGTAAGGTATTAACAATTAACACAAAACAAAATGGAAAGAGAAGAAATGATTAAAACAATCCTAGATTTTGAAAAAGAACTATGGGAAGAGCAACAGCAGATGGCAGAATACTTCGGTGCAGATGATGCAGGTACGAAAAATGCCACTGCAAAATGGGTATCAATTAGCCAATTAATGGACAAACTTAATATCGAAATACAATGAAAAGAGAATTATTCAACACAGTGGCAGGCCTTGCACTTATAGTAGGCACAATGGTAGCAATGTATCACGTATTAATACTTATGTTATGCAACTAGTAGAAGTAATGAACGGCACCGTAACCTTTGAAACGGATACAGCAACAGGAACGTGTGAATTTGTGATCACTGACCTACATGATGAGTGGGATGTGAAAATCTCAAAGATACAAGCCATTGATGATGACACTGACCTTGACTACATCCTTACAGATGAGGAGGAGTCATTGCTACACAATGAGATTTATGACTATGTATGTGATAATCTGATTGATGACATGTTAGATCCTGATTACTACATGGATGAGGATGATTGGAAATATAACGACTACCCATGATACTACTAATTGAACAGATAGAATGGTGGCAAAGAAACGGTCACTTTAATTTTGAACTTTATATGAACATCTTAAAAGCAAAACAATGTACACACTCTCCTATTTTTATGGTGCCAGCCTCAAAGAGCAGTACCACTTTACCAGCAAAGCCCTCTGCCATTGGAAGCAGAAACAGCTCATCGCAGCAGGCACCCATTTGTCAGGAACCTTTACAATTCAGAAGTCATGAATCAGCATAAAATATACAGGGTGCTAAGACTACTGCAGATGCTACAAGAGAAGCCCAGGACAGTGCAATCAATAGCGAGGTACTTAGCTACAAGTGAAAGAACAGTTTACAGATACTTTAAGCTATTTGAAAAGCTAGATTACAAAGTCCAAAAAGATATATATTACAAATACTTTATACAAAAATTATGACACTAGAACAAAAATGCCTTGAAATTATCTATGAAGATAACCTGCATAAACCAAATAGAAAGAGCCACATAATACATAAGAAAGCATACCTCATTCACAAGCTCAGAAAATATGAGCTCAAATGGATAACAATAGCTAATATGTTTGATATGACACATGGAAGTATCATTCATCTGTACAACAATGCTGAGTACTGGGAAATGTCTAAAGACTATTTATATTTGTATGATACACATTTGTATAGGGAAATCATTGAGAACATCCCAAAGGCATCCATTGAGCGTAACCTGGAGAAAGATATCTTTGAATGTCGGTCTATGTATCAACTAGACAGGATAAAAGAAAGAATGGTTAAGAAATTTTATGAAGCAAAGTTTTGAACAACCATTGAATAACAATGATTTCTCCTTTATATTTGCCATGTGTTAATTGGGTTTATGTAAGAATTGGAGGTTTCGGCCTCCTTTTTTTATGTCAAAAAGACGACGATACGCTATTCTCTTATATACCCCCCCCTATCTTTTTATATTTTTTTGTAGGGTACCCCAGTTTTTTTAGCGTCACAGCGTCACGTAAACCCTGAAACCTTTATCTGTGTTGATTTGTAGACATGACGGTAAGTTTTTTTTAGTGTCATGTATTGTATTTAATGTCCTTTATTCTATATTTGCAGAATGTATAACCCAACAGTATCCGTTTTTAAGAGTTTGTATAACTCCAAAGAAACACCTTTTAAACTTTCCGCTCAGGATGTATTTAACCGTATAAAAAATGGTTACCCTGATCTAATTAACAAAATTAACCTAGTCCGTTCCGGTAAGAATCCTGATGTCAAAAGCAAATTAATGGCTATCATGTTTAATGGTATCTTTAATGAGCGCAAAGATGATGGACTTATAGAACATTCAGGACTATGCGTACTGGATTTTGATAAGTACCCCGATGAACAAACTATGCAAGCCGAACGTGAAAGGCTCAAAGCAGTGCCTTATGTCTATATGCTGTTTACTTCACCATCAGGCAATGGGTTGAAAGTAGTCATACGAATACCTGTATCAGATAAGTTTGAACACAAGCGCAGATTTAAAGCATTTCAAGAGTACATAGATTCAGATTACTTTGATGCTGCCAATAGCAATATATCTAGGGTATGCTTTGAAAGCTATGATCCCGATGCTTACCTAAATGAATTTGCTGATGTATTTGATACACTTGCTGAGGATGTTGGATATAACGTGGTGGAAAAAACACCCATTTGTGCCCTGACCAATGAGGACCGTATCATTGAACTGATTATGAAGTTTAACCATGGGGAGTTTAATGAGGGTAGAAATAATTGGATATATAGAGTGGCTTGCTGTTTCTGCAATTATGGCATAGCTGAATCCACTGGCAAAGCATATTTAACCAGGTACGAACAAAAAGATTTTACCCTAGCAGAAATATCTACTGCAGTGGCTTCTGCTTACCGAAGGAGTGATTGGAATACAAAGTACTTTGAGGATAAGCAAACCGTATCCAAGATTAAGACAAAGCTAAAAGAGGGAGTTTCTAAAGATGATATCAAAAAGCAATTAGATGTAAATGATGGGGTCATTGATGATATCAAAAAAGAGGTGCAGAATGTTGAGGATATATTTTGGCAAATTGATAAGGATAAAATTAAGATAGTCCCAGTAGACTATGCCAAGTTTCTGCAGAAGCATGGATTTCTAAAGTACTATCCTGAGAAAAGCCAAAAGCCTACATTTGTATACGTCACTGAAAATAAGGTGAATGAAAGCTCAGTAGATAAGATTAAAGATTTTGTACTTAGGTATCTTGAGAGCAAGATGGAAATGGATGTATACAACTTCTGCGCTAAGTCAACATATTTGTTTACTGAAAACCACCTAAATATGCTTGAGAGCATTGATATGAAAATGCTACAAGATACTAAGAATACATCCTATATTCCCTATCAGAATGGAGTGGTAAAGGTGACAAAGAAAGGCATTGAACTACTCAGCTATATTGACATAGATGGATATATTTGGGAGAATCAGATAATCAATCGCAACTATTCTCATATGCAAATGGCTAATAACAACTTCCAAGATTTTGTATCTAAGGTATCTAACCAGGAACAAAATAGAATTGATGCCATGGAAACAACCATCGGGTATCTATTGCATACATTCAAGGACAAAACTGACCAAAAAGCAATCATTTTCAATGACCAAGAGATTGATGATAACCCTAATGGGGGGAGTGGTAAGTCACTAATGCTAACTGCTATTGGTAATATCCGTAAGATTATCAAGATAGATGGCAAGGCATTTAACCCCAATAAGTCAGAATTTGTCTATCAGAGGGTAACATTGGATAGTCAGGTACTTGCCTTTGATGATGTAAAGAAACATTTTGATTTTGAGCAATTATTCTCCATTGTATCCGAGGGAATAACAGTCAACAGAAAGAATAAGGATGAGATATTTATACCATTTGAAAGGTCCCCTAAGATTGTGATAACCACCAACTATGTGATAGCAGGTGCCGGTGGGAGCCATGACCGTAGGAGGCATGAAGTAGAATTTTATCAGTACTTTAACTCTCAGCGTAACCCACAAACTGAATACGGCAAGCTATTATTTGATGAATGGACCAAAGATGAATGGTGTTTATTTGATAATTACATGATTTCCAACATTCAAAAATTCTTTGCTGAGGGACTACTTAAGGCCAAATCAATTAATGCAGATGCAAAACGCTTAATTCAATCCACTTGTAAGGAATTTTATGACTTTGCTATTGAGGGGAATCTATCAATGACCTGCAGAAACTATAACAAACATACCATTGAAACTTTCCAAAGTGATACCAATGGATTTAAAGACCTAGATTCTAGGATATTCTTGAAATGGGTAGGAGAATGGTGTAACTACAAAGGGTACACACTGACCAAAAACAAAGATCACATTGGCCGCTATTTTGAAATTGAAACCCCCAAAGATGAAAAAAGAATACAAGGCACTGATGCATGAGCTAAAGCTTAAACGCTATGCCATTACTCATCCGAATTATCCACCTGATTATATTCCAAAAACAATGTATAAAGACCAAACAGCCAATGGGCTAACCAAAGCTATCTGCGATTTTATTAATTATAATGGCTACCAAGCTGAACGCATTAACACAATGGGTACAGCAAGAGAGAAAAAAACAACCGATGGCAGAGTCATTGGTGTAACATGGACCAAAGGCACCTCTACTGCAGGGAGTGCTGATATATCTGCTACCATTAAGGGCAGGTCAGTCAAGATTGAAGTCAAGATTGGTAAGGATAGGCAGAGTGATGCACAGAAAAGGTATCAGGAGAACATTGAGAGGGCAGGAGGTACGTATTACATTGCCACTAATTTTGATGATTTCGTAGAATTTTTTAACACATTTGTAAATCAATAACCTTTTTTTGTATATTTGTAGAAATTAAACACAATTAACATGACAGCACCTAGAAAAACACCTCAGGTTGAAGAGGCTAAAACAACACTTAACATTTATCAGAAACTGCACCTTGCAAAGCAGTCAATTAAGGGAGTGGTAAAGAACGCTACCAATCCCCATCTTAAGAGAAACTATGCTGATATCAATTCAATCATTGATACAGTTGAGCCTATCCTATTGGATTGTGGTTTGCTATTACTACAACCAGTAAAAGATGGTAAGGTATTCACTGAGATAATTGATATTGAAAGTGAGGATGTGGTAGAATCACACATTGACTTACCACCCATTACAGATGCACAGAAGCTAGGTGGTGCCATTACTTACTTCCGTAGATATACGCTTGTATCTCTCCTATCCCTGCAAGCCATAGATGATGATGGCGAAGCTGCTTCCAAAGCACCCAAGGCAAAACCTACTTTAGATGGGGATAGATGGGTTAAAGCACTCAAGGCTGTGAATGATGGTAGATACTCTGCTGAACAAATCAAAGAGCAATACAATTTAACTAAAGAGCAGGAGGCACAGCTATGAAATTCAGAGCATCACAACTAGGAAAACTAATGACCTCCTCTAGGACTAAAGGGGAGGCATTGAGCCAAACAGCTAAAAGCTATATCATTCAGAAAGCCAAAGAGGACTTCTATGACTACCGTAGTGAACTCAATAACAAGTACATCACTAAAGGACTAGCACAGGAGCAGGATAGCATTGACCTACTTAACCTGGTACGTTTTGAAAGCTATAAGAAACACGAACAGATGGCAGAGAATGAATGGTTGACCGGTAGCTGTGATATTCTCACTGATGACCTAATCATTGACATTAAGACCTCATGGTCATTGGATACATTTCCTGCTACTACCTATGAGCTAAAGGACCTAAACGACTATGAGTGGCAAGGGCGTGCTTATATGTGGCTGTATGATATGCCAACCTTTGAACTTTGTTATGTAATGGTATCTACTGCACCTGAGTTATTGAGTGACTTTGATAACAGCTCACTGCATTACGTTGACCATATTGAGCCATCTAAGCGCATTACATCCATTAGGTTTGAAAGAGATAAGGAGTTAGAGATTCAGATGGCTGAGAAGCTGATTGCATCCATTGCGTTTTACAAAGAAGTTAGTAACCAATTAAATACAAAATAATGACTAGAGAAGAATTTTACTTAGAGGCAGTTATAGCTGCTATGAATGGATTGCTTTGTGCATCCGGTGACTACAAAGATGAGTTAATTAATGATCCATTACAGCGTGTATCAGATGCCGCTCATGACTATGCCGAGTCATTGACTAATAAAGTGTATGGTCCTGAGATTGAATGGCCTAAAGATAGGATACTATGAAAGCAACAATTGAATTTAACCTGCCTGAAGACCAGCACGAGTACGACATAACAATTAAAGCATCTGCAATGTACAATGCCTTATGGGATGTCAATACAATGCTCAGGAGGCACTATAAGTACAGTGAACTGCCTAGCGGTCAACTTGAGATAGTTGAAGCCATTAGAGAGGAGTTTTTAGAGATATTAAATGAGAATGAAATAAATATAAACAAATGAGTAAATTCAAAGGCCAAGTGGTGTTCACTTCACCAACTAAACAAGTGAGCGACAAATTCAAAAAAAGAGCAATAACCCTCAAGACTGATGGAGACTATCCGCAATATGTTACCTTTGACCTAACCCAGGATAAGTGCGAGCTTGCTGATAACATCAAAACAGGAGATGTGATTGAGGTATCTTATGACCTTAAAGGTAGATCGTGGCAAGCACCTGATGGAACTACTAAGTACTTCAACACTGTGGAGGCATGGACCATTAACTTATGCTCACCCATTGACAATCTGAAAGCTAAATTTAACACCACAACAGATGATAGCAGTGACGATTTACCTTTCTGAGAATGAAGCGTTATCTAATTGGATTCGTAAAGAAATCAATAGCATGACAAATCAAAGATATAAGTACTTTCATATAGCTGAGGACATGGGTGTAAACCCAGCTCAGCTGTATAGGTTTATGCAAGGTAAAAGAGTGTCATCAGATATGATAGATGGATTCATAAAACTATACACAAGGAAGTTATGAAGTGGATTGACAGCATAGCAAAGAATCACAGTGAATGGGTAAAAATAGTAAACTCATTCGGTCAGTACTTCTATGCTGATGACATTGTGCAGGAAGCATATATCAGATTGATGAATTATGCCACTGAGGATAAAGTAATTATCAATGGGGAGATTAATAAAACATATATGTACTTTGTACTGCGAAATACATATCTCATTATGAATAGAGCAAATAAACCCGTAATTACTTCACTTGAATTTGCAAGCAATGTTAAAGACCATGAGGATATCTCTGAACAATTAAAAGCCTACCAAAAGATTCAGGACAAGATAGATAAAGAGGTCAAATCTTGGCACTGGTACGATCAGAAACTTTGGCACATCTACCGAGAGAGTGCTATGTCCATCCGCAAGATAGCATGGGAAACTAAGATAAGCTCAAAGAGTATATTTGTAACCTTGAAGCACTGCAAAGAAAGAATAAAGGTAGCTGTGGGTGAGGACTATGAAGATTACATTAACAACGAATTTGAATTAATAGAATAAACAATGGCAAAGAAAAAACAAACAGCTCCCATTGAGGAGCCAATAGTATGGAATCTAGGGGATGCAGTTGAGAAAGTAACAACAGTCACCGGTATAAAGTCCCTGATTAAATATCTAGCAGGGGAGGATTGTGGATGCGATGAAAGGCAAGAGGACCTAAACGAATGGGGAGCCAAGATACAAAGCAAGATAGCTACTTTGTTCAGGAGGAATAACATTAAGACCCTTACTCCTGATGAATACGAATACCTAGATAAATTCTTTCAACAGCCTCAACATAGCATCAAAGCATCCGAGCAGTACCGAATGTTGGAAATCAATAATAGGGTATTCTCGCAGAAGCTCCAGTACTCCACCTGTGGCTCATGTATCCAAGATATGATTAGAAACATTAAAAACGTATACGATGCCTATACCACAGCCTAAGCAATCAGAGAGCCAAAACGAATTCATGCAAAGGTGCATGAGTGATGAAAAAATGATTAATGAGTACCCACAAGAACAGCGCATGGCTATATGCCGAACTGCATACGATGGACACCTAGCCGCTACAAAAGTCTCATTTGACTTTGATGGTACACTAACCAAAGCAAAGGTAAAACAAAAGGCCTTAGACCTTATCTCAAAGGGAGTGGATGTATATATCATCTCAGCACGAAATAGCACCGAGGGTATCTTACCAACTGCCAAGAAACTAGGCATACCTGAGAGCAGAGTGTACGCCACTGGAAGCAATAAGGCCAAGGTTGAAAAGGTAAAAGAACTAGGCATATCTACTCACTATGATAATAACATTGATGTAGTGAAAGAATTAAAAGGGATAGGTAGTATCATTTGATTAACCAAAAATTATCATTTATGGAAAAAGAAATTGTAATATCACAAAGAGGGGGAAAAAGAGAGGGGTCAGGCAGGAAACCCAAGGCATCAGAAGTGGCACTCGCAGAGAAAATGGATTTAGTTGCGCCATGCGATCAGGTGCTAAATGCACTATATACCAAAGTACTTGAGGGGGATGTGGGAGCCATTAAGCTGTGGCTGAACTATAGACTAGGGATGCCGGTGCAAAGGGTGGAGCAAGAGACAAAAGTGGACATCAATAGCTTTAACATTAAGGATGTAATAGATTTCAATGATACATCTAAATTCGAAATATAAATCTTTATTTAATTCCAACTGTAGATACTATGTCATTACAGGAGGGAGGGGTAGCTCGAAGTCATTTGCAGTAGCAACATGGGCCTCTCTCATATCCTTTGAGAATGGCCATAAGATTCTATTCACGAGGCAAACAATGACCTCAGCACATATCTCTATCATCCCTGAGTTTAAAGAGAAGTTAGAGCTGATGAATTTAGAGGTACAATTTGATGTACTCAAGAGTGAAATAAATAACAAGGTATCCGGAAGTGATATTCTATTCAGAGGTATTAAGACCTCCAGTGGTGACCAAACAGCTAACTTGAAATCATTGCAAGGGGTAACCATTTGGATAGTAGATGAAGCGGAGGAGCTAATAGATGAGGGTATCTTTGATAAGATTAATCTATCCATCAGAAGTAACAGCAAACAGAATAGGGTGGTGCTGATTCTCAACCCATCCACAAAAGAGCATTGGATATACCGCAGATTCTTTGAGGATAAAGGAGTCGCACCTGGTACCAATGGGGAGATAGGAGATACCTGCTACATCCATACTACCTACATGGATAACATTGCCAATCTACCTCAGTCGTTCATTGATGAGGTGGAAGTAATGAGACTTAGGAGACCTGAGAAATATAAGCACTCAATCCTTGGGGGATGGTTAGACAAAGCAGAGGGGGTTATCTTTACTAATTGGAGGATAGGACAATTCAAAGAGATGGGACCATCTGTATACGGTCAAGATTATGGATTCTCCCAAGACCCTACCACACTGGTGCAAACATCCATTGACAAAGATAACAAGGTAATCTATCTGAAACTGCACCTATACGAGAAAGGACTAACCACCTCCATGATAGCAGATATCAATAAGAGCCGAGCAGGAGATAGCTTAATCATCGGAGATAGTGCAGAGCCGAGGTTGATCACTGAACTCTCAGCATCAGGATGCAATGTTAAGCCTGCAATCAAAGGACCTGATAGTGTAAGCTATGGTATATCCATGTTGCAGGACTATGACTTGGTAGTAGATGAGGGTAGCATTGAACTAATCAAAGAACTTAACAACTACTGTTGGTTAGAGCAGAAGTCTAAAACCCCTATTGATAAATATAACCATGCTATAGATGCCATTAGATATGCTATTTCTTATCAGCTCGAAAATCCAAACAAAGGAAAATACTATATAGTATAATAGGGAGACTTAAAGTAATTGTTTAAATAATGGATGTTAAATGGGTGATATTCAAGGATATAAAAGACCATACTACAAATGTCGAAAAATTGAGTTATTAAGATATGACAAACGATATGAATGTAATGATTAACACAGTAGAGAATTACATACAACAAAAGAAAGGCAGGCAAGTTAGGATAGTGTTTAACAATATCAAGAGATTCTCAGAGCATTTAGAGATGCTGAGACTTGCCTACCATCACGTAATAGAAGAGAGCAAAAAATGAAAGTAGAAATAACCGTACCGGAAAGCATTGCAGAAATTCCTTTATTGAACTACCAAAAGTTTTTAAAGGTACAGCAGAATAGTGATGACCAAGAGTTTGTCGCTCAAAAGATGATTGAGATATTTTGTGGCATTGAATTAAAGGATGTTGCCAAAATTAAGCTATCAACTATGAATGAATTGGTTGAGCATTTCAACAAGATATTCTCGGTCAAGCCAAAATTCTATCAAACATTCAAACTGAAAGATATGGAGTTTGGATTCATCCCTAATTTGGAGGAAATTTCGTGGGGTGAATACATTGACTTAGAACATAACCTAAACGAATGGGACAACTTTCACAAAGCAATGGCGGTTATGTACAGACCCATTGTAAAGCGTCAAAAGGACAAATACGAAATAGCACCCTACACCGCCACTGATGAGTACTTTGAACTCATGAAATATATGCCTATGGAAATAGCAATTTCTTCAAGGGTTTTTTTTTGGAATTTAGGGGCAGAATTATTAAACAGTACAGCGGACTATTTGGAGAACCTGAAGAGCAGGAAGCCGACCAGAAGTCAGAGGAGGATTTCTCGGAACGAGGGCAGTTTACCAAACAATGGGGATGGTATCAATCTATCTATGCAGTCGCTAAGGGAGATATCACAAGATATGAAGAGGTTACAGGATACGGACTACATAAATGTCTCACCTATCTTACCTTCGAAAAGCAAAAAAACGAAATTGAACAAAGAGAATTTAACAGAAAACTAA